CGAAGTTCCCGAGTCCCGCGACCAGTTCGCAAAGCATGTCCCGGAACTTGCGGTTCCCGGTCGTGTCGTCCATTTGAACGAGGACCCGATCCTGGGCGAACGCACACGCGCGCTCGGGGCCGTCGCCGGACGAGAGACCCCAGAGATTCCCCCACTTGTTCCCCCACTTCATACGACCACGACCTGGATGTTCACGGAGTCGAAGTTCGGCCGCTCTTGTCGACCGAGAACGAGAGGGTCCGAGAAGGGTCCGACCAAACTGGTCCGCGAGAGCTGGACGATCACGTCCGTCGCGCCCGCGATCTCCCCGGCTTGTTTCAGGGCCCAAACGATCGCTTCGTATTCGCCCGCGAGCTGATCCCGTCCGATGTTCGAGAACTCGCTCTGGGCCGTCTCGAGGATCTGGTCTTCGGCAACCGCGGCCAGGTTCGGGGAGACGATTTGCTCCGTCCCCGCGGTCGAGATGGTCACGCTTACGTAAATCGGGACCTGGTCGATCAGGTCGAAGGAGACGTCCTCGATCTCGCCTTCGATGTCCTCGACCGGCCGTGTGTAGTCCGTCCCGTAGGCAAACCCACCCGCGCCCATGACCGAGAAGATCGCCTCGCAAATCTCGTCTTGGAGCGCGACCGGGGGCGGACTCGGGGTCGTCTCGACGCTCACGCGGAACGCCTTGAAGGGGATCCCTTCGTCGTCGGTCGGTTGAAGACTTGGGTTGTGATCGACCCGGACCGTGTCGACTGTCCCGTTCGCTCCGTCGATCTTGGACACGACCGCTCGAATCGCCGCGCGCGGTCCCGAGCCCTGGGCGAAGATCTCGATCTGTCGCCGGACCCGGAGTCCGGGGTCCGACTCTTCGAGCCTTCCCAGCTTCGCGTCGTCGGTCGGGTTCGTGAATCCGATCAGGTTCGGGACAACCGAGACGTTCGTCCAGTTCGTGTTCGCCTGGGCGATCAAGGCCCCGGCGTCGACCGACTCGAGCGAGCCCGCGACCGAGCCAGGGCCCGCGACCGCATAGGGTCCGGAGACCACGCGCCAGACCGTGTTCGTGTCCGCGTTGCGAAAGATGTCTCCGTCCGAGACCGAGCCAGCGGCCGAGAACGTGAAGAGCCCGGACACGATCGAGGACTTCGGTCCCTTGCGAATCGTCCCGGTCAAGTTGCAAAGGCGATCGAGCGCCTGGCCGATCGCGGAGTTCGGATCAAAGGACCGATAGACCGCAAGAAGAACTTGCTGATCATAGGCCCGGAGTTCCGCGACGATGTTCACGAGCTGGCCCATGATCGAGCTGGTCGACGTGTTCAAGTTGACCCCGAACACGTTCCGGAGTCGCTCGGCCAGCTCGTCCGCGACCTCTTCCTGGGTCTGGGTCAAGAGCCCTTCCGCGACCAGTGCCAATGTCCCGCTCATGCTTCGATATCCTCCGAGAAGTCGATCTCTTCGTCAAGTGCGCGAATGGTCCCCGAGATCGATAGGGCCCTGGTCGTGGGCTCGAGCTCGAGGTCTAGGCGAAGGATCGCCTGGACTCCCGGGGTCTCGAGGATCTGGCGCTCGAAGATGAAGCGGACCGCGTTCAGGTTCGGCGCCTTCGTGAAGATGATCTGGAGATACGGGACGCCCGCGGTCGTGTCGTATGCGTTGGCTTCCCCGAGCCAGGTCCGGAGACGCATCGCCACGTGCTGGGCCACGGCCGCGGCCCCGCGCACGAACGAGAGCTCCCCGTTTTCCAGATCCATGTCGTAATCCGTGAGTCGAAGATCCATGTCTTACTCCGCTTGCGCCTTCGTGGCCGCGACGTTCCCGACCGGACCCTTCGGGGAGACCGTGGTCGAGGTTGCTCCCCCACCCGCGGGCGCCGTGTGAGTGTGCGAGTTCGCCCAGGTCCGGAATGCTTCGAGCTCGGCCGTCACAAGCTGGGACAGAGCGACGAAGTCCGTCGCTCCGCGTCCGATCTTGACCAAGTTCCCTTCGAGGACTGTCGCGGTCTGGTCGGTCGGGGGCGTGATCGGTTGCGTGCTCGGCCAGAGACACGGACAGAACACGCCCGCTCCGAGCTCGTGAACCCAGGCCGAGATCGGGTCCACGGCTTGCCCGAGCTCGAGCCAGCGCTGGAGGCTTCGGTCCTGGACCCGGAGCTCCCCGGTGTCCCCGGGGTTGATCGGGAAGGTCAAGTAACCCGAGCTCGTCCGCGGCCACGCGACCGGGATCCCTTCGAGGACGACCGGGGCCCCGAGTCGTTCCGGGCTTGGCATGGCCGGGGAGGGAGGGACGTCCAGGTTCTTGAAGACCTGGAGGATCTCGGTCGACACGATCACGGTCTGGGTCGCGGGATTGTAGGACACGACGCGAGCGACCGTGTTCGTCCGGAGCTCGAGCTGGAGCTTCCGGAACGCGACCCGGAACAAGTCTTCCAGCTCGGGATCTTGCGGCATCTCGAAGACGCCGGTTCGGTTCTCACGTGCCAAGCGGACGCCCCCCTTCGATGTTCATGATCGACTCCCCGGCCGATGTCCCCCGGAAGGAGACCTTCTCGGTCCGGTAGACCGGGGCTCCGAAGGGACGACCTCGATCGTCCTGGACCAAGATCTGGATCCCCGGCTCGATCTCCGGGTTCGCGTACGCGACGAGAGAACAACCTCCGTCGTTCCGCTTCGCGTATTCGATCAACCCGGTCGACGGTCGGAGGATGAACCCCGGACGGTTGATCATCCCGCCGCGAAGCGCGATGAAGGCTCCGTTGTGGATCCGCCATTCGAGCCCGAGCGTCTCCATGATGATGTCGATCGCATCCTTGACCCCGGCCCCGGGCGGGATGTTCGAGAAGGTCAAGAGCGGGAGTTCGGCCTGGGCGGCCTTGATCAACGCCTTCGATTCCGGGGGGTAGATCAGACCGAGACCCCCGCCTCCGGCGTCCGCTGGCGCGGGCGGGAGCTGGACCAGCCATTCGAGGACGATGTCCAGAGATACGTTTTTGAAGCCCTGGACCAAGCTCTGGTCCCGAGCCTTCTTGTTCCCGTCCCCGATCTGGAAGGTCGTGATCACGTCGGTCGGGGTCCGTCGGTCCGGGTCGAGGTCGAACACGTCCCCGACGAGACTCCGGACGGGGATCCGGTCCCATCCGAGAGAGAACGTCACCAGATACCCGCTCGCTTCCGAGAGAATCCTCCAGGCTTCATGTATTGCTCCGCGGATCTTCGGGTCGAGATTGAAGATCGAGACCGTCCCGCGATCGACCTTGTTCGTGTTGTCTCGCTCGATCGACCATTCGAAACGGACGCCCTGGCCGTCCAGGTTCACGATCGGACCCTGGGCGGTGTCCAGTCGAACGGCGGGGATTAGGAAGCGGCGGAACATGGGATCACGTGGTCGGGAGGTAGGCCAGAACGGCTTCGTCTTCGGCGAAGCTCTCAAGCGTCGGGTCTTTCGAGGCCAGGACGAAGAGCTGGCCGGGAGGGATCCCGGCTTTGTAGTGATAGGGATACCAGAGATCGAGTCCGGCCACGACCGCGATCCCGGCGACCAAGAGCGTCCCGTCGGTCGAGTAACAATCCAGGTACCAGAATCCATCCGCTTTGTTCGTGTAGAACTCCAGGACGATCCGGATCCCGTCCAGGACCAAAGTCTGGGGGTTGTTCCCGTCGGCCGTGAACTGGACCTTGATTGTTTCGATCTTCATGCGAAGGGAACCCCGAGAGAGGGAGCGACGCCGGGCGTGGTCGAAGTCTGGAGTTGGCTTGTCTCGACGGACGTGGTCGATTGTGATCCGACCGACGCCTTCCGGTTGTTCCCGGTCAAGCTCGCGGCCACGTCCGGGACGACCGCGCCCGCGGCCAGCGGGGACACGATCCGCGCTTCGACGATCGAGACCGAGACCATGGAGTTCGGACCGAGCTCGGGCGTCCAACTGTCCCCGATCATCTCGATCCAGGCTTTGGCGAAGGACTTCCGCGGGGACACGACCATGACCGGCTCCCGACGCTCGGCCATGGCTTCCAAGACCTCGAGCTTCCGGAGGTCATTACGCATCCCGCCGCCCAGGCCCGGGGCCCCGGCCAGACCGAAGGCCCCGACCAGCGCCACGTCGACGCCCCCGATCAGGGTTCCTGAGAAGGTCCGGCGCTTGGGCTCGCGGTGGATGTTCGACGTCGCGGACGTGAAGTCCTGGAGCGGGTTCAGAGTGACCGAATACGATTGCTCCCCGTCTTCGGAGTCAATCATATCGAAGGTCACGCGGTCCGATCCCAGCGGAGGGACCAGGTCCCCGAGCGGTTCGATCGGGACGGTCCCGGTCGGATCGAGCCGGTAGAAGGACACGGTCCGGGTCCCGAGCAACCCGCCCAGAGGGCTTTTGACGAAGGGCGTGTTCATGGGGTCACCGCTTCAAGTTCGTCCGCGTGGCCTGACCCGCGGCGCCGATCTTCTTCTTCCAGTGCTCTTCGATCTGGGTCGTGACTTGTCGTCCGACCTCGACCGGGTCGGTCACTCCGGAGATCGTGTTCGAGATATCGAATGTGTAGTTGTTATTCGTGATGTCGACCGCAACGGTCGGCTCGATCTCCTTCGTGCTCGGGGTCTTGGCCGCGATGGGACCTAGGTCTCCGTGGGCTGCCGCGGAGAAGAACTCGGAGACCGTGGTCGGGGACGTGACCGGCTTCGCGGCCTTGCCCTTCTTCCCACCCCCGCGCCCCTTCTTCTTGTCCAGGCCCGCGGCCTTGCGCGCCTTCTTGACGTCACCCGAGACGGCCAGCTCTGCGATCGCAGCGTCCCGGGCCGCTACCTTCTTCGGGTCGGACGTGTCGAGCCAGCTGGTACCTTCAGATTCGTCAGATCCAGCCATCCCCAACTCTTGTTCGATCAGGGCGACCTTCGCGTCAAAATCGCCAAACTCCGCTTGTTCGTCCGCGGCGGCCTGGGCTTCGGCCGCGGCTTTGTCCCGCTCGGCTTTCTGTCCGGCTTCGACCTTGGCCGCGGCCCTTTGTTGCATCCCGGCCAGCTCCCGCTCGGCTTTCTGGAGCCGCTCTTCGGCCAGGATCACGGACGTCCGGTTTCCCGAGAAGAGCCCGGAGCCCTTCGCGTTCGTCTTCTCGAACTTCCTCCGGAGCTCCAGGACTTCCTCGTTCTTGGCCGAGATCGCGGCCGCGGCTTCGGGCGAGTATTTGGCCACGTCCCCGAGCATTTGGGCCCCGCCGCGCTTCTCCGCTCGGATGCCGCCGCGGTTCCGGTCGGCCGAGATTGCGTCCCCGATCGCCTGGCCCGCTTTGTTCGCAACCGGGATCAGGGCAATAAGCGCGGCCATGATCAGGCCGATCGGACCGAGAGCTCCGGACGCGGCGATCCCCATGGCCTGAAGCCCGGTCGACACGGCCGAGAAGGCTTGAAGGGTCTTCGCGGCTCCGAGAAGGCCGATGAAGATGTCCCAGTTCTCGACCACGAACTGGAGAACCTTCGCGGCCTTCTCGAGAACCCCAATCATGTCGCCCTGGATCAGACGTCGGAGGGTCCGGATCGCGGAGACCAGAGTCCGGGCCAGCGTCTTCGCCAATCCGTCCTTGTCCCCGGACGCGCTCTTGATATCTTCGATCAGTCCCTTGAACTCTTCGAGCGGCCCCATCTCGGCCACGGCCAGGAAGAACTCGGTCAAGGCGTCCTTCAAGTTCGAGACCATGCCGTTCAGCGTGGTCATTTGATCGCCCATGGCCCCGGCGAAGTTGTCCTCCCCCAGACCGACGAGATAGTCCTGGATTGCCTTCGAGTTGTTCTCGACCTCCGTCCGGACCCCGCGGAAGGTGAAGGTCACTACCTCCCCTTGCTTGCTGGCCTTGATCCCGAACTCTTTCAACCGCTCGAACTCGCCGGACGAAGCGTCCGCGACCGCTTCGATCATGTCGTCCAGGCTCTTGGACATGCTCGAAGCGGTGTCTCCATACGCGGTCAAGGCCCGTTCACTCGGATCGAGACCGTAGGATTTCAGCTTGATAAACGCCTTCGAGACCTCTTCGAGCTGGAAGGGCGTCTTCGACGTGAAGGTCCGAATGAAACCGAGAGCGTCCTCCGCGGCCCCGGCCGACCCGGTGACCGTCTTCAAGCTGGCGCGCAAGCTCTCGAAGGTCGCTCCGGTCTCGAGGACCTTGTGTCCGAGACCGAAGACCACGGTCCCGACTCCGACGAGACCCGCGATCAGGATCTTGGACGCCTTCTCCGCGACCTCCGCGGTCTTGGTCCAGCGGTCGAGATCCTTCTCTCCCTTGGAGATGTCGACCCCCGCCTTCTTACCAGCCTTGCCCGTGTCTAAGAGCTTCCTCTCGAGTCGCTCCGCGGCCCGCTCCGCGTCCTTGGAGTCCAGGCCGATGTCGATCAAGAGCTGGGCGATACGGTCCTTCATGTCTCCCCGCGTTCCTGGGCGAGACGGATGTTCGCCATCGCCGCGGCGTTCCAGCTCTTTTGTGATTCTTGCATCTCGATCAGATCGTAGAGTCCGGCCAGCGTGATGTCACGATGAAGGGCGATGAAGGTCGAGACATTGATCGTGTCTCCCTCCGAGCACGCAAGGAAAATATCCCAGTGCATGTTCGCGGGGGCGTGCCCTTTGTAGGGACCAGATCCCGGACCCGGCGGAATCTGGGTTTTCTTGACATCCCTCCGGATCAGGGCTCGAGAAAATTTTCTTGGGCGACCCAGAGCGCGACCTCGACCATATGACCGAAGCGGCCCGCGAAGTGGGTATCGAAGTGTTCTTCCACGGAGCCGGGGACTTCGGCTTCGCCGATCCGGACCTTGTCGGCTTGAACCCCGGACATGAGATCTTGGAGGACGCGGAGACCGTTCGTCTCGGCCGCGCGCTCGGCCAGCCGAGAGATGATCCCAGCGATGACCTTCGGGTTCTTCAAGAGCTCCGAGACAGCCCCGTCCCCGGTCATGAAGAGTGCGGTCAAGGCTTCGCCGAAGAGCGAGAGGATGCGAGGGACGATCACCAGACCCCGAGAGGCCGGGAGTAGCTTGGTCGTGTAGGTCACCGCGGACGCCCGGCGGATGCGTTCGACCTCGAGCTCCGCGGCCTCTTCGGTCGCGTGCTCGGACGACGCCCAGCCGCGACACGACACGGCCCAGGTCGCGTTCTCCCGCTCGAGCTCGCGGCCCCGGGCTCGGATCTCGTCGGCCTTGCCCGTGATGGTCGGGTGTCCTTCACGGATAAGCTGGGCCTTCTTCCCGCCCGGGAGTTCTTCGATCCGGAAGTCGATCTTCGAGACGAGTTCGATCTTCGGTCGCGCGGTAGGGATGGACTTGGAGATCTGGGTTACGATTGCAGACATTGTTCTCGATCCTTGCTACGCCCCGACCAGGTTTCGATCGGGCGCGAAGACTTGCGTTCGGAAGGACTCGAAGATCCAGACCCAGGCGATGGTCGCGGCACCCGTCCCTTTGCTGGGATCGGGCATGGTCTGGATCCGTGCTTTGAAGTAGGTCGTGAACTCCCCGACGTTCGGGTCCAGGATGACCAGGGGAGCGACGATCGCCTGGCCGATGCGATCGGCATTGGCCAGAGCTTGGAGACGCGAATGGACCTTCTCTTCCTGGTCGAAGATCATGGTCAAGGTTCCGGACGTGTCCGGGTTGTAAATCTGGAGCGTCCCCCCGTACCCGTTCGGCTTTTGCGTCCAGGTCGGAGCGTTCGCCTTCGGCTGGATGAAGGTCCCCGCGGCGAGACCTTCATGGAGTTCCAGCCCGAGCCAGAGCGCCTTGATCAAGTCCGCGGAATATTGACGCATGTCCAGACCTCCGGATCAGCTTCCGACCAGGTTCGCCGGGTTTTCGTTGTCGTCTCGGGACAGAGACTCGAACTGGAAGACCCAAGTAAAGGTCCCACTCTCGATCCCGCGGGTCTCGTCCGGGTCGGTCACGATATAGGCGTTCTTGTAGGTCGTCCGGTCCTTCGAGCTTGCGTCGAACATGATCATGGATCCGACCTGGGTCCGCGTCGCCGGGTTCCGGTCGGCCTTCGCAATCGTCCGGAGCTTGCGATGGAGCGCGGACTCTTGATCGACCACGACCGAGAGGGTCCCCGAGCGGTCGGGGTTGTAGACCCGAACACCGCGTCCGCTGGGACCCTGGCTCTTGTAGGACCAGCTCGGGGCCGTTCGGGCTTCCGTGATGAAGGTTCCCGTCGCCAGACCTTCCTTGAAGTCGGTCCCGAGCCAGGTCAGGTCTACTTGATCGCTTGAATATTGGCGCATGTCCTTCTCTCCTTAGTATTCCTTGAAGTCTCGCATGATTAGAAGGTCACGTTCACATTCAAGATCACCTTCTCGATCGCCCCGGCGAGAACGAAGATCGCCTGGATCGTGAGCTCCCGATCGGCCTTCGCCTGGGCGGCAACCGCCGTCGCTTCGGGGGCGATGATCAGGAAGTCAACATCCGGACTGATATGTCCGTTGCGAACCCCGGCCTCGAGAACATCCGTGATCGAGGCGACGATGTCCATGATCCCGGCGTTGGTGTAGGGGACTTTGGTCGGAGTCCCGACGAACTTCGAGAGGACAGACTCTTCGACCCGGACCTTGACCCAATCGAGAGATGTCGTGACGTCGATCTTCCGACCGGAGGCCATCGTCCCTTTGGACGTGAACGAGAGTCCCTTCGCGCGACCGTAGAGATTCGCGTTCACGTTCCAGAGATTGGTCGCTTGCGCTCCGGTCACGGCGTCGAAAGGGACGCCTTCGAGGGAGTCGTAAGCCCAGATCCCGGCGCCCGCGGGGGAGTCGAGATCGAGGCCGCCGCGACTCGAGGACCAAGCCCCGTCGAGATATTCCGCGTCGTCGTCGTGGTAGATCAGCGCGGTCCGATGGTAGGCCGCGGTCTGGAGGTCTTCCCCGATGTTGCCAGCGGTCCCGGCGAGAAGGTCCGCGTCCGAGCTCTGGGCGATCAGGATCTTCTCCCGGGCTTCGGTCCAGGCCGCGGCCAGCAAGATGTCGGCCGCGGTCCGGGTCTCCAGGTTCGTGATGTACCAGGTATCCGAACCCGCGGCCTCGATCGCGTCGAGAGTCGCGGTCATGTTCGCGTCCAGGGCATCCTCCCGGCCGACCAGGATCGAGTCGACCCCGGTGTCTTGGGCGAATGCGGTCGTGGCCCAGGCGTTGATCTCGGGCGTGGCCACGGACGTAAAGCCCGCATCGTTCACTTCCTCGACCGAGAAGAAGGGACCGTCTTGTCGGTCGGCCGTGACCGAGTGAGTGAAGACCCCGAGCAGAGCTCCGAAGGCGAACTTGGTCGCGGAGGCTCCGACAAGAGAGATATTGACGTCCACGAAGGCGATGATTGGCGGTGCCATGGCTTAGCTTCCGATCTGGTAGGTTCGAGCCTCGATCTGGGTTCCGGCCAGATCTCGGGCGGTTTGGGTCACTTGGGCGATCTCGATCACGTCGGCCGGTCGTGTCCAGCCGGACCAGAGCGCGAGAGTCAAGATGGTCTCCGACCTGGAGCTCCAGCGGGCCCCGGCGATCGCGGAGATGTCGACGGGCGTCCCGATGTCCACGATCGAGACGCCGAAGCGCTGGAGCTTCTCGATCACGTCCGGGGTCTGGAGCGCGGCCTCGAGCCTGGACATCGTCGCGGTCGCGCCGCGCCAGAGCTCGGTCTTCTTCGAGTAGGCCCGCACGCGGACCAAGAGCAAGGCCGACCCTTCGATCAGGGTCGCGGGCGCCTGGTCTACCACGTTTGACCACGCGAGAGGACCGACCAGCTCGAGCGACCGGATCGCCCCGAAGCTATCGGCCTCGAGAAGGAGCGTGTCCGCGTCGACGATGGACGCGGAGACGGGCTCGAGCTCGTCCTCTTCGACCGCGGCGATCAAGCGGTCTCGGACGTCCGAGAGCGTGTCCCCGGCCTCCGTGTCGGTCCGGAAGTCGAAGCCGTTCACGCGGAGGATCGGACGTAGGCCGAGCGCGGCGGACGTGACCGTGACCTGGACCGACTCGACCGGGATGATCACCCGACCCCGGGCGTTCCGACGCTCGCGCGCGGTCGGTCCCCCGAAGGGCTCGAGCGAGACGTGGTCCTCCGGAGCGATGTCGAAGCTCGGCTCCCCGAAGGCCCAGGCCACGCTCGGGAGGACTTCGTCCCGGATGATCTCGAAGAGGACGCCCTGGACGCGGTCGAGACGGATCGGCGTGGCAATCATGGTCGATCCTCCAGCGTCGCGTCCGCGATCCACACGCCCCCCGCGGACGCGTAGTCATGGACCTTGATCACGCGGTATCGCCGACCCTCGCAACGGATCACGTCCGAAGCCTGGCCATCGTCCGAGACGTAGAAGCGCTCGCGAGCGTAGAAGGTCCGGACTCCGCCGGTCCGATCGGCTTCGGGGACACGGTCGAGGTCTCGGCCCGAGAGCGTGTGCCACACGACCGGGGACAAGATCACGATCACGGAGGCTTGTTCTTCGTAAGCCCCGCGCTCGTTCTGGACGGGCGGTAACCGACGCTCGAGCTCGAGCGGGCCCAGGTCCATCTCGTCCAGCATCTCGGCCACGTCGACGATCACGCGTGCGCTTCTCCGTTCACGGGCTTGATCCCGATCCGGCCTTCGAGCCGAGCGATGTCCCGCTGGACCGCGGCCAGGGCGTCCGAGTGTTCGCGCTTGCGCTTGTGTAGTTCGACGATCTCGACCTGGATCTCCCCGAGCGCTTCGCGGGTGTCCCCGAGCGATGTCGCGTGTCCTTGGATCTCGAGACGGAGCGCGGACTCCAGCGCGGCGATCTTCGAGTCGAAGGTCTTGGAGAAGTCGGCCTTGATATTCTCGATCAACGCCTTGAACTTGGTCTGGAGCCATAGGACCAAGGGGATCAGGGTCACGGCTCCGGACCCGAAGGCCGAGAGGATCTCTTTCACCAGCGTGATCTCGTTCTCGCTCATGGTCCTAGCAGGATCCTTAGACGTCGAAGGGTTGCGCTTGGAGCTCCGACATTCGTCGTGTTCGTCGAGACCGCGAAGAATGCGGTCTGGGACGCGGACGCGGGGAGACGGTAGAGAAGAGAGTTCGACGAAGACGAGGACCAAACGACTCGGGCGATAGCCTCCGGAAAGCCGGAAGGCCAGAGATCCACGCCTGGATGTTCGGCCGAGAAACCGAAGAGCATCGTGTCCGCCAACATCCGAAACTTGGTCACGTCGAAGGCCGGGATCACGCGGTTGGCGACTTGGATGTTTCCACCCGCCTGGACCGCGGGATAGATCGTTCCGGTCGCGTTTCGGACCCCGGATCCCATGCACGTGTTCCCGAAGGTCCCGGACGGGGAGCTGATCCCCGCGACCGCGAGATTTAGGGATGTCGGAAGGGACCAGGAATCCCAATCGGCCCAGACCTCGATCGGTCGGGACACGTCCGCGAAGAAGTCCGGAACTTGCGAAGCGAGGTCGAGAAGGATCCGGGGGGCGTTGTCGAAGCTGTCTCCGTCGTAAGTCTTGTTTCCGGTCAAGCATGCGATCTCGAACCCGTTCGGTCCGTGACCCATGGAACTCGCGCCCGCGAAGTTGGACACGACCCAATCCCAGCCATTGATCGAGACCGGACCGTCCCCGACGATTGCGACCGTGCCAGGCGTCCGGAGGTCAATCTCCGCGATCTCGGTCCACGGGTCGACAACCGGGGGCGTGTAGTTCGCCCAGGCGCGCAGTAGCGGGTATGCGGCCAGAATGAAGTCGTCCAGGGTATCGCCGTAAATCGCCCCCGCGGCTTCGTCGATCTGGGTCGCGTCGGTCTCGAGACCGGCCTGGTCCTTCTTCGCGGCCTGGATCAGATCGGCATAGGTTCCATCGCCCTTGACCTTGGCCAAGAACGTGGCCAGGTCTTCGCCCGCGAAGTCGAATGGGTTGATTGTGCTTGCCATCTTACTTCCCGAACCCTTGGACTTCGATCTCCCCGAAGCGGCGGACCGCCCAAGAGACCGAGTTCAGCATTAGCTTGGAGTCGATCAACGGACGAGAGTGTCCCTTCTTCGCAATCGTGCTCGGGGCTAGCGCCTTGAAGTTCCCGGACCGGATGCGCGCGACGATCTTGTTCGCGGCGAACTGACCGATCTCGGACAGAGCTTCGACCGGGGACTTCTTGCCCTTGACCGCGGCCTGGACTTCTCGACGGGCCACGGCCGAGATCGCCTTCCGGTTCGAGAATACGGCCTTCCGCAAGAACGATCGGGCCGGGATGTCTTCGGTCCCGTATTCCTGGAAGAGCGCGACCTGGGCGACAGAGACCAGGGTCTCGGGATAGAGCTGGGCCCCGCTATCGCCCTGGAACCCGATCGTCAAGTCCAAGACCTGGAGCTCGAGAAGAACACCGCGGAGCTTGACCAGCCCCGCGTCCTTGAAGCGAACGTTCACGGTCGCCACTAGCAGCAACCCGATCCCGGCCGACGCGTCCGACCGACGACTGGAGGGAAGAAGACGGTCCGCTTCAGGGCGACCAACATCCGGCCGAACTTGGTCGCGCCGAGATCCTTGTCCGACGGAACTCCGGGGACGTTGTATTGGGTCTCGAGCTTGTCGATCTTCCGCTTCATGATCATCCCTTTGCCTCCGTCGCCGAAGCCTTCGAGAGCGAGCAAGTGCGCGGCCAGGTATAGGGACGCGGTCGAGGTCTTGGCCCCGTAGCAGCCGGGGCCGATCATGGAGCACGCGCTCTCGAGCGCGAGCGGGACGGGGCCGGGCGCTCCGGTCCCGAGCGCGTCGGTCGGCGCGAGCGTCCCGAAGTCGGAGCTCCAGGGGAAGAGCGTCGCGGCCCCGGACGCGGAGGACACGACCGTGATCGTCGACCCGCTCGAGCTTCCGACCACGATCCCAGACAACGCCGCGGCCAGGTTCGCCGCGGTCTCGTCCGTGTCCGCCCCGATGTCGAAGTCCGTCCCGGCGACCAGATAGAGCTCCATCGGAGGGAGCGAGAACGGGTCCTCGATCCGGAGCACGTCCCCGGGGTTCGGCTGGACCGCGAGCTCGATCGTCCCGTAGGACTTCGAGCCGACGGCTCCGAACTCCGGGGCGAACCGAAGAAGCTCGATCAGGGTCGCGCAAGAGGTCGACATGGATCAGATCTCGATCTCGGTCTTGTCGTCGGTCAAGAGTCGGATCCGCTTCTCGATCGAGCTCACGACCCGGGCCCGGTCCTCCGCGGCGAAGAGCTCTTCGAGGAAGTCGAGATCCGTGATCACGTCGACCTTCGAGACCGCGGTCTTCCAGTGCAACGCCTTGAAGACTTCGACCGAGTTCACGTCCGGACCCGAGTCCACTGCGATCTCCTCTTCGGTCTCGTCGGTCGCGGAGTCCTTCGGGATCAAGACCCGGACCTTCCCGGCCTTGATCCAGACCTGGGCGTCCCGAGTCGACTTGAAGGCGCGCGCGGCCTCGATCGGGATCTCGGAGTCCGTGGTCTTGGGCGGGATGTAGCGGGCGAAGGTCTCGGTCACGATCCCCACGGCCTGGTCGAGTCGGTTCACGATCGTTGCGTGCATGGCTTGGATGTCTCTGGGGGAGGAAGTCCGGAGCCCCGCCCCCACGGGGCCCCGGTCCTGGAGATGGCCAGGTCCGCGTCCTGGAGTCGGCCAGGTCCGTCCGCCGGGGTTAGACCCCGGTCACCATGAAGACCGACCGCGGGCGCGGGGTCATGATCCCGCCAAAGCGGGTCTCGAAGCCGAGCTTGATCTTCAAGCCGCGTTGTTCGGGCGGGAGCGCGCGCATCATCA